ATCAGCCGTTCTACCGCTGCAATCACGGACTACCCCTACACGCTGGATCGCGGCACAACAGCGGCTGCACTGATAACCCGCACGAGTGTGCTGATCGGTAGCCGCCTTGTTGCTGCAGCAGCCACCTATGCCCTGGGCGGTCAGGCCGCAGCCCTGAAGGTCACGAAGTCGATCAAGGCAGGTGTGGGCAGCGTTGCGGTGAGCGGTTTTGGCGCCGGCTCAATCCGCGACTACCGCATCGGCACCAACTACGGCACGTTCACGACCACGGGCCAGAACGCCATCGTGGCGTTCCAGCGGGCACCGCTTGCTGCTGATGCCGCCAGCTTTGCCCTAAGCGGCCAGGCTGCGCAGTTCTCTAGCGCCATACGTTTTGCAGCAGAGGCCGGCAGCTATGGGCTGAGCGGCCAAGCCGCTGCAAGCCTGCGCAACTACCTGTTAACAGCCGAGCCAGGCACTTTTGCGGCAAGTGGTCAGGCGGCAAGTTTTAACTACGCCCAACCTCTGCCGATCTCGCTCCTGATGCACTTTGATGGCGCAGATGGTAGCACAGTATTTACAGATTCAAGCCTAAACGCTGCCACCCCTACGCTCTCTGGCAGCCTAGAAATAACAACAGCTCAAAGCAAATACGGCGGCGCAAGTCTTAAAGCGCTAAACTCCGGCTACCTGTATTTTGCAAACGCCTCTCAATACGATCTAGAGGATTCCGACTTTACGATTGAAGCCTGGGTGCGCTTTGCGAGTAAAGGCAGCCAGCAATACATCGTCGCAAAAGGCTCTTCTGGAACAATCAATGCTTCTTACTTTTTCTATTGGTTTAACGGCGGAACTTTGACGTTTGCTTACTCTACCACTGGCAGCTCCAGCACCTACGTCAGCAAGAGCTGGACGCCTACAGTCGATGTCTGGTACCACCTCGCCGCTTGCCGGTCTGGACCTGATCTGCGTTTGTTTGTAGACGGCACCCAACTCGGCACAACGTACAACATCGGTACAGCAGTTCTTGCGACAGCATCTGTCGATCTTTATGTTTGCAGTATCAACGGAAACTCGCGGCTGAACGGTTATTTAGACGACCTTCAGATCGCTAAGTCTGCCAAGTACACCGCGAATTTCACGCCTCCGGCAGCTGCTTTGCCTGACCCATAAAGGCCGGCAACCTAGTCCCAAAGCCCCGGCCTCATGGCGTCTTTCAACAAGTTCAATAGCTTCGTGGAGGCATTGGCTGAGAAGAAGCACGACCTCGGCGCTGACACGCTCAAGGTGCTACTTACCAACACCGCCCCCGTCGCTACCAACAGCGTTAAGGCTGACCTGACCGAGATCAGTGCTGGCAACGGCTACACCGCTGGCGGCAACACGGCTTCGGTCACGAGCTCGGCTCAAACCTCTGGCACCTACAAGCTGGTGCTTGGCGACCCAGCCACTTGGACTGCCAGTGGCGGCAGCATTGGCCCGTTCCAGTACGCCGTGCTTTACAACGACACCGCAGCTAACGATGAGCTGATTGGTTGGTGGGACTACGGCAGTGCCGTCACCTTGGCTGACGGTGAATCCTTTGCTGTGGACTTTGATCCGAGCACCGGCGTTCTCACCATTGCCTGATCATGGCCATTACTCTCTCAATCAGTCAGTACGAGCTACAGCGCCAGGCAGCCTTGGCGTTTGAGGGAAAGGCCTACGAGGTTTTCTTGGCCACCAACAGTGGCAGCCTCACATCCAGCTCGACCTATGCCGCCTGGCAGGCAGTGGAAGTCGCCAGCGCTAATGGCTATGCCCCTGTGACTGGCACCATCGGCACCGGCGCTTGGGATGCCGGCGACGCCCGCTACGAACTGCCTGCCATCACCGCCACCTTCACCAGCAGCGGCTCGGGCTTCAGCTACGACACGATCTGCGTGCGTATCGGCACAGAGACCTATCTGCACAGCATCATCGCTGAATCGCCCAGCATCACGTTGGCCGCTGGCCAGGCCAAGAGTTATGTGATCACGCTGGTGCAAGACGACTAAGTCATGAGCACCCGCATCACGGTCAATAGCAGCAGTGATGCGTTGCTGGCCAGTGCGCGTCAGGTGCAACAGGCCAATCGTGAGGCACAACTGCAGCGCGAGCGTGATGGACGGACAACAGCGACTGCCACAGCTGAAGTGCAGACGACAACGCTGCAACCCCCGTTGGGTGGCAGCCCCGACATCAGCATCAGCAGGCGGCCTTCTGCCCAGCGCAGCGGTTTGGGATGGGGACTGTGGACTGCTGACTGGCTTGCGACAGCCAGAACTGGCGAGGTTGAGGTTGTGGGTAGTACAGGCAGCACCGAATTGAAAGAATACCTTTACATCGAAGCAAAAGCCCTAAGACTACTTGCCTCAAATCAATCCAACAAACCAACGGATATCCCAGTCGTAACTGGCAGCTTCCCCCAAGCTGGTTACGTCTATTCGGCACCTACAAATAGCACCAGCGCCCAGCTTGGAGGGCTTCAGTACGCAGGCTATAACGGTGGCGAGTTTGCGGGGGCGACCTTTAGCGGAGGCAGCTATTTCTTTACGCAGGCGCCTGTTGTCTCGTCAAAGAATGGAGTGCTGTATGGCGTACAGCGTCACGCAGTCACTTACACGAACACCCCTTGGACGCGACTGATTTCCGGCCCTGTCTCGCCGAACGGAGTCACCACCTCGTATCTTTACCTTTATTTCAAGTTCAACACAAAGACGGGCAAGGTTGACTTGCGTAACGACACAGCAAGTTTCACAGCCGAAATTGCCACGCCAGAGCTGCGAGCGCCTTACGTGGAGGGCGGTGCAATCTGGTCCGCTAAATATGCTGAAAATGCTTTTGCGGGAGACCCCTCCTTGAGTCTGCGAGAGCTTGGCTATTACGGCGACTATCACATCAAAAATGGAACTGCCAGTTTTCTTCGCCTGAATCCTGTTGATAGCTCTGTTTACTTCAATCTATTTTCCATAGATGCAAGGACTCTGTGGAATAAGGGTAGTCAGCTTGCTTGGATTACGCTTCCTATCACTGCATCAACTCCTGCTGCCCTCAAGGCTGAACTAGAAACCTTTCTTGTAAGTAGCCCCCCTTCGCCTTTTACAAGAACGCCTGCATTGAAGTCGCAGGCGGAGATTGACGACTACAACGCGCTCTCCTCAGCTGTTATTAACTCAATTCTGCCATCAGGTGGAGATCAGTACTGGAGCCCTACGGGGCCACATCTCTACCCCCTGTTCACACCACCCTAAACAGTGCTATGGACGCTCAAGCTACCAACAAGCTCTTGGCCGCTGCCAAACAGGTGCAGCAGAGCACCCGCCAAGCCCTATTGCGTAAGGAAAAGGAGCAACGCCTCATCAATAAGGCAATAACCTCTAAGTAAGTAGCTAACCCTTATGCCAACGCTCCCCTTTATCCAGGCGCCCGAGGCCACGACCACGCGCCGTCTTGGCACACCTGCCAGCGGCATTCTGGAGATGCCGGTGCTTGGCGGTCTCACCGTTGGGGAATCGGCGGTGATCTCGGAGCTGTTGTCCAACGAGCAGAGCAGCTTCGTCAAAGGCGCCCAGATCGCCGATGCGATTGCCAAAGCCGAAGACATCTCCATCTCCGAGGCGTTCAACATCATCGAGGGTGCGATCAGCGGCCGTCAGCTGGAGGAGCGTGCTGAAGAGATCCGCACGAAGCACGCTGCGCTGATCCAAGAGGTGGCGCAGGTGTATGCCGCCACCGGCCAGCGCAACATGGAAGCCACCGTTACGGCCCTGATCCGTTGCCGCTGCAACCTGCCGGAATGGCGCACCAGCGATACGCGTCAAATGCACCGCGCCCTGTTCAATGCGATCTGGCAACTGGCGCAGGAAGAATCTGACGCCGAGGCGATGCCCAGTGAACCGCCGACTGAGGAGGAGCTGGGAAAGCCGCCAGCGGCGGATGGCGCCGCAACGAAACGGACTGGGCGGCGATCTTCTGGGACTTAGCCCACGCCTACCCCGGTCAATTCCACCGCACCAGCTATGCACGCGAGCTGCGGCAGGTTGTGCTGCAGGCATGGCGTGAGCTGCAGCGGATTAAGCGCGATCAGGCGCAACTGCAGGAGATGCCGGTGGCTCAGCTCGCAGCACTACTGGCCAACATCAACCGCGACCCGAAAAAGGGCAAACCGTTCAGCCTGCAGGACTTCCAGCTGTTTGCGCATGAGCAAAAGGCCGAGCGGCGCCTCAGCGCTGAGGTAGCTGCTGTTGCCCTGGCGCTCAAGCACGAAGACAAGGCCCCACCCCTGTTGGTGTCCTGCTGGAACGAAGTGCTGGCCAGCGCTGCTGATGGCACCCGAATGCCGCAGGTCCGCGCTTTGCATTCCGACGACGAAGCGGTCTGGGTGTTGGCGCCGGTGTGGGAAGCCACCGGCATTCGCGGCGGATTGGTGCTGGTTCGGGGTCAGATCAGCGGCACCGTCGTGCTGCGCGATTTAGATCGCCCACTGTTGACGCACCGGCTGCAGGTTCCCGCCCGGCCTGGCTTCGGCTGGATCGAGGCGGGATGCCTACTGCTTTCGGCGGAAGACTAGGTAATGGACTTGCTGAGCCTGCGCACTGCCGTTGAGACCACGCTGGTGGATCAGCTCGGCACGTACACCCTGGCCAACAGCATCACCACTCCAGCGATCTCCGTCCGCGCCCCTGGCGAAAGCCTGCCTCCCGGCACCACCGTCACCGGCTTGGAGGTGGTGATTGTGCGCGAGCCCGAGCTGGTGCCCGTGCGCCAATACCAAAAGGAGCAAGCCTTCAGCCGCTGGACGTTGTATCTGGTGGACTGGAGCGGTGACGCCAGCCTGCAGAAGGTAGCCGGCAGGTTGCTCTGGAGCTACCCCGGCAGCAATGCCGTGACGATCAACGTGCCTCGTGGTGTAGGTCCCAGATCGCAGATGCGCGTGGACATCACGACCAACCCCGACACCTACGCGGGTTGAGCTGACCGGAAACCTTGGTTATGGCGATCACCCCGGCGAGCTACAACATCCGGCCCCAGCGGCGGGCGGATTATCCGCTGCAGGTGCAGTTCAAGG